TCATCAGAGAATACCCAGTTGTTGACTTCAGGGTACAGTCTGTAAATTTCTGAATCAGGAGCATAATCAAAATTGCTAGTGTCAATACCATACTTTTCAAATATGGGCCATAGTTCTTCTTTGGGCACAGGACTGGCAATGCAAGTTCTGTCCACACCAATGAGGTGACGAGTGAACTCAGGTTGCAGACTCATGATAGCATGAGGCACACGATAACGTGCTAGGTATAGGATTTTTGCGCTGGTCATGTTTTTAATTATATGGTAGAAACAGCAGAAGCTGGTTTTCCGCAGGTGCTCACGCACTGATAAGGTCTTCCTTCGGCAATGCTGGGTTTGCCCCAGGCTTGCTCCACACTCTCAAACCATTCCAAACAGTGTTCCAATGGATACTGCAAAGCATTGTTTTCTTGTACTAATGGTGCTAATTCTTTATTACCAGGGTGGCTCATAGTGTGTGGATAAAATCCTAAAAAGCAACAAGGATACACAGATCCATCAGCAGCAATATATATTTCTTGGTTTTTCTTATGAATACAACTCATTGTGAGATCTGGAATGTCTTTGTGAGAACGAAAAGTTTTGGCATCATACCAAGTAATATGACTTTCCAATAATGCTTCAATTGGCGGAACCTCACCGGTTTCAGCTGGGCCAATCGCATGGCTAAATTTGCCATCTCTAGTGAACACAGGTCCACGATCACGCCCATCGTATATGTTTTCAAATCCAAAAAATCCTAGATCACGTGCCATCTTTCGGCATTCTTGTTCTTGATGTCTGTTGTGTTCAAATGGTACAAAACGCCATATAGCCCTGCCACCTGCGGCAATCAATGCTTGTGCATGATCGATAATTCTATACCAATCAGTGTCCTGACGATAGAGTTTATGAGTATCGGCCATTCCGTCAATTGCAAACCCCACAGTAACGTTAGGTAGTGCTAATCTACTCCACCAGTCCGGACTGCGTAAACTACCATTGGTGTTGATGTGGACTGGTACCTGGTGCTCGGTAATGTATTCAACTATGTCCACAGCATCGCGAGCTGATGCAAAATCGCCAAGATTGCCATTAAATGTGATGCCCCTAAATCCAAACACCTTGGGTACCAGTCCATTGATTGGCTTTTCAGTCTGAATCAACTGTGCCAACAACTCAGGAGTTACAATGTGCTTGAAATCTGTTAGAGACAATTCACATATGGGATAACCAGAATTGAATTCTGATCCTCTATAGTTTCGCATGCACATAGGGCATCGTGCATTACATCTTGTGGTTAATTCAATGTGCAATTGACGAATTTCAGATAGTTTTAACATTGAGATATTTATAGCTGCATATTTGACTAAATATCTAATGCAAACCAAATCAGTCCAAGTTCGGTGTAATGTCTATTGCAAATGGGATGGCAACGACACTAGATATAGATTGTATGTCAACGATGAACTGTTTACAGAACGGTCTTGGATTTGGAGCGGAAAAGAATACTATTTAGAAGAAATAATAACCATTGAAGCACCACCGGGGCAGTACGAAATCAAGTATGAATTACTTGAACCCACTCACAGCAAGTTAGGAATAAAAAACATGCAAGTGATCAGTGGTAATGCTACCATACATAAAAATCAAACAACATTGGAAATACCAGTATGAAAATGAAAGAAATTATGGAAAATGCATCTGTAGGCGGCACTAGTGCTGGCGCGATAGCACCTGTGAGCCAGGCACTGGGCATGCAATCAAGATCAGGCGGTTCCATGCTAAGTGGTAAATATGTAACAGGCTCTGATCCTACACCGAACACGCCTAAGGAATACAAAAGGAACAAACATGTTAGCGGACGCTTTAAAAACTCTCCTGGCAACTGAGTATGCTTTCAGCATCAAGGCCCAGCTGTTTCACTGGAATGTGGAGGGCCCAGACTTTGCTCAAATGCATGAGTTTTTTGGAAACTTGTACGAAGAAGTTTACGATGGATCAATAGACCGAACCGCTGAATATATTAGAGCTATGGGTGATTACTCACCAGGCAGTTTTGAGCGTTTTGCTGAACTGTCAGAAATTAGCGGACAGACCAAGATACCGCGTGCTCGACTCATGATCGAAGAACTGTTGGCCAACAACGGTCAACTGTTGGAACTTCTTAATAAATGTTTTGCCATTGCTGAACAAGAAAATCAACAAGGCATTGCCAATTTTATAGCTGAACGCATTGATGCTCATCAGAAGCATGGCTGGATGCTGAGAAGTTTCTTGAAAGACCAACGAGCATGAGCCACGACATTAGAGACATCCTTCAACGACTCACGGCTGTTGAAAGTAAATTAACTCCAACATCAGTCAAGCATGGCCTTAATCCACAACAAAAATCTGTGCATCAACTGCCAGCATTGTTCAAGCCACATGGTATTAAAGCCCTAGGCAGTAAAACAGATCCCCAACATCCCATGCACAAAGAATTAGTTGGTGATTCAGTTGAACCTAGCAAAACTGCACTAGAAGAAGCCATGCAAGAAGTTGAAGAAGACATGCTCAGCAAAGTCAAAAAAGACCTCACACAGTATCTCGACCGGCTAGAGCAAAAAGTTAAAATTGATCGAGAACTCAAAGACAAAGCCAAAGACGCTGTAGAAAAACATGCAGCCGAAGAAGACATTGAAGAAAACGATTATGAACTAACCGATCCTGGCACAGTGCATGATGTGGCACTGAAAGTCAACACAGCCGCTGCTCAGCCACAACAACCCATCAAGGTTATGGAACTGGATGATGGTGCTATATTTGAAATACACGGCGATGATGGTGCAGGGTATGAAATCCGCCATCGTGGTCGTAGCTTGCCCAGCAGATTTAAAACTCCTGATGAAGCAGGTATAGCAGTTGACTTGTTCCGCGCTCACAGACAGCGTAATCAGCCAGAACAAGATCTCAGTCAAGATTACATAGAAGAACGATAATATGAGACTCAATGACTTGTTCGAAAATGACAGTTTGAAAGACTATTTCAAACAATTACAAAAAACTGATCCTAGATTTTCCAACATCCGCATCCATGGTGATCCTGAACATGACGAGTTGCGCAAACAGGATCGAGCAGCTTATCAAGCCAGACAAAAACAAGCGGCAGCATCAGTTGATGTTGATGCATTAAAGCAACAATTAGCTGCGGCCCAAGCTGAATATCAACGACTAGGCGGCGACAGTTATCAATACGCTGATCGCATGATGCCACGAGACTACGAAGCTCAACGAGTGCATCAACAAATCAACTCTCTAGCGAGAAGAATACAAGCCGCAGGTGGCTAACCAAACTCAGCCTTAGGACCGAGTGGGGCTTTTTGCCGTTGAGCCTGTGGTAAACTGATTCGCTACCAGAATACTACAAATCAATGGCTTTTACGCAGGCCTTTGTTCCACGGTGTTCTACCCATTCGCTGAGCAGATAATCACCAATTTAGTAGACTTTTCTTCAAGTTTTATATACAATATAATTTTTAAAGGAAAAATATGAGCAAGACATTTAACGGCGAACAAAAACTCAAACTCACCCAAATCATCAATGAGGGCATGGCCGTTCTCCACGAGATTGAAACACTCAATGGTGGACTTACTGATACCATCAAGGCTGTAGCCGAAGAGTTAGAAATCAAACCTGCTATTCTCAAGAAAGCCATCAAGCTGGCACACAAAGCAGAGTTTGGCAAAGAAAAGCAGGATCACGAAACCCTGGAAACTATTTTAGAAACTGTTGGTAAGACTCTATAAATATCTGCGAGTCGCTCACGTTACGAGCATGTATCACGGCTTACCGGCCACAAACGGAGAACAATGAGTTATATCGACGCACTTTTTGATCGTGAACACGATCGCATCCATGTTGTAGAACGCCGCGATGGCGTGAGGCAATACCGCGAGTATCCTGCCAACTACATCTTCTACTACGACGACCCTAGAGGAAAGTTTCAAAGCATCTATGGCACACCTGTAAGTAGATTCAGCACACGCAACAACAAAGAATTTCGCAAGGAAGTTCGCAGCCAATCGGGCAAGCAGTTGTATGAGTCAGACATCAATCCCATCTTTAGATGTTTGGAAGACAACTACAAAGACCAAAATGCTCCTGAACTGCACACAGCGTTTTTCGACATTGAAGTTGCGTTTGACCAAGAGCGTGGATTCTCTCCTGTAGAAGATCCGTTCAATCCCATCACCGCCATATCCATATACTTGGACTGGTTGGATCAGCTGATTACCTTGGCTGTGCCTCCCAAACACTTGAGTTGGGACACAGCACAAGAACTAGTGAGTGAGTTTGAAAACACCATCTTGTTTGAGCGTGAAGAAGAAATGATCAAGATGTTCTTGGACATCATTGACGATGCAGATGTGCTCACGGGTTGGAACTCAGAAGGCTATGACATTCCTTACACAGTAAATCGTACCACAAGAATACTCAGCAAGGATGACACACGGCGTTTTTGTTTGTGGGGGCAGTTTCCCAAGCAAAGGATGTTTGAACGCTTTGGTGCAGAAAATCAAACTTACGACTTGGTCGGTCGTGTGCATATGGACTATATGCAGTTGTATCGCAAATACACCTACGAAGAACGCCACAGCTATAGTTTGGACGCCATTGGCGAGTACGAACTAGGCGAACGCAAAACACAGTTTGAAGGCACACTGGATCAGTTGTACAACCAACACTTCAAGAAGTTTATTGAATACAACCGCCAAGACACCATGCTGATTGGCAAGCTAGACAAAAAACTGCGCTTTTTAGATCTGGCCAATGAACTGGCACATGCCAATACTGTGTTGCTACAAACCACAATGGGTGCTGTGGCAGTAACTGAACAGGCCATTATCAATGAGGCACACGAGCGTGGCATGGTTGTGCCCAATCGCAAGCAACGACTCACAGACGAAGACACACAGGCCGCAGGTGCTTATGTGGCATATCCTAAAAAGGGTTTGCATGAATGGATTGGATCAGTTGACATCAACAGTCTATATCCATCAGCTATTCGTGCCATGAATATGGGTCCAGAAACTGTGGTGGCACAGTTGCGTCCTATCATGACTGACCGACTGATCAAAGACAAGATGGCTCGAGGCGATTCATTTGCGGCTGCATGGGAAGGTTTGTTTGCCACCTTAGAATACACAGCAGTAATGGAACAACAGCGTGGCACAGAAATCACCATTGACTGGGAAGGTGGTGAAGAGTCAGTACACTCGGCTATGGAAATCTGGCACATGATTTTTGATTCACATCAACCTTGGATCCTCACTGCCAACGGCACCATTCTCACTTATGAGAAGAAAGGTATCATACCTGGCTTGTTAGAGCGTTGGTATTCGGAACGCAAAGAACTGCAAGCCAAGAAGAAAGAAGCAAAAGATGCCAAAGAAATTGCTTTTTGGGACAAGCGTCAGTTGGTTAAAAAGATTAACCTCAACAGTTTATACGGGGCTATTCTTAACCCGGGCTGCCGCTTCTTTGACAAACGTATTGGACAATCGACGACACTTGCTGGTCGAAGTATCGCCCGGCACATGGACGCTTACCTCAACGAACTCATCACAGGCGAATACGATCACGTTGGTAAAAGCGTCATCTACGGGGACACGGATTCTTGTTATTTCTCCGCTTGGCCGGTACTCCAAAAGGAAGTTGAGGAAGGCCGCATGGCCTGGTCAAAAGAGATTTGTATCCAGTTGTATGATAGCCTTGCTGAACAGGTCAACCAAAGTTTCCCTGCATTCATGGAGCAAGCATTTCATTGTCCACGAGACATGGGCGAATTGATCAAGTGTGGTAGAGAAACTGTGGCAGATCGTGGATTGTTTATTACCAAGAAGCGTTATGCTGTGAATGCCATCGACATTGAAGGCAAACGACTGGATGTGGAAGGCAAGATTGGCAAGACCAAAGCCACTGGCTTGGACTTGAAGCGCTCAGACACCCCCAAAGTAATTCAAGACTTCTTGTTGGAAATTCTAAATAAAGTACTAGCAGGTGAACAGCGTGATTCCATTATTGAACGCATTAGAGAATTCAAGTATGAGTTCAAAGAGCGTCCAGGTTGGGAAAAAGGATCGCCCAAGCGTGTGAACAACTTGACCAAGTACGGCAAAGAAGAAGAACGTCTGGGTCGTGCCAACATGCCAGGGCATGTGAGAGCCGCGCTCAACTGGAACAACTTGCGTAGAATGCATTCAGACAACTATAGCATGCAAATTGTGGATGGCATGAAAACCATTGTGTGTAAACTAAAGTCAAATGCTCTTGGTTGGACATCAATCGGCTATCCCACAGACGAGATGCATTTGCCACAGTGGTTTAAAGAACTGCCGTTTGATGACGCAGAAATGGAAGCTACAGTAGTGGATCAAAAAATTGATAACTTATTGAGTGTGTTGGAATGGGATCTTGCATCAGCAACCAATACTGAAAACACATTTACATCACTATTTTCATTCGAATGAAACTGAGCCAAGTTGTTGCATATTTGAACCGGTTGGAAAGCTCTGACATGGATCCAGCTTATGGTAATATAACTGATAAGTTGGATGACATTCTGCATTTGGTAAAAAATCGAGATGTACAGTATCACTCTGCTACTGCTGAGTTAGACGAAAGATTAGCAGAGGTCAAACACTCTATAGTGAGATTTGACAATTCACTGCAAGCCTTAAAACAACAGTTGAGAAACGACGTTGATCGATTGGCACCAGAGTATTATGCTGAAAGTCAAAAACGTTATGAACAAGAAATGTGTTTTGAAACTGTTGAGCACCTGATCAATCGCAAGCTACCGATTGAATTCAACGATCATGAAAATTTGCGTAACACAATAAAGAATTACACTGATTGGAGATTGCCTGGCATGATAATTGGTGCCCGGCAGGAGATGCTGGTAGAAGACATGGTACCGATGGACCCGTTGTATCTTGTAGATCATGACAGAGAATTAATCAATGTTGCCATGAGTCCGTTTACCCAAGAGTATCAGCGACGATTGCGACCCTACGTGATCAACGACTGGAAAGACACAGAAATTTTTGCATCATTACCTACCAATCAATTTGGTCTAGTGTTTGCTTACAATTACTTCAACTGGAAGCCTATTGAAATAATTGAAAAGTTCCTGGCTGAGATATATCAAAAACTACGCCCTGGTGGTGCATTGGTGTTTACCTACAACGAATGCGACAAATGGTATGGAGTTGGGGCAGTAGAAAATGCTTGGATGTGTTACACACCCGGCAGTCGTATACAAACTATAGCTCGAAATCTTGGCTATAAGATTATTGAGCAACACATTGGGTCAGGCGACATTGCCTGGTTTGAAATGCGTAGACCTGGAGAGATTCAAAGTCTACGTGGCGGCCAAGTTTTGGCAAGAGTAATTCGCCAAGAATGATTGCAAATTCTAAATACATCTGTTATAATCAAACACATAGGAGAGAAACATGAGAGATTATCTATTAGACTTAGTACAACACACACATGATCTTGGATGCATTGACTTGATCAAGATCGTTGGTGATGACAAATCCACACAAATTGTAGGTCTAGCCGAAGACATGAGCGTGGTGGTAGAGGGCGAATTTAAAAATCCACATCCAGACTTTGTGGGCACATTTGGCATGCCAAACTTGGCCAAGTTGAAAATTCTGTTAAACCTGCAGGAATACAAAGACAATGCTAAACTTAGCTTGAGCCGCAAGGTAGGCGGCGAACCAGATGGTATCAACTTTGAAAACGCCGCAGGCGATTTTAAAAACAACTATCGTTTCATGGCCGAAGCCATTGTTACCGAAAAGCTCAAGACACCCAAGTTCAAAGGTGTGAACTGGCACATTGAATTTGAGCCCACTGTGGCTGCTATTCAACGTTTGCGTATGCAAGCACAGGCCAATGCCGAAGAGCCACATTTCCAAGCCAAGACTGAAAACGGCGACTTGAAGTTTTTCTTTGGTGACCACTCCACACACGCCGGTAACTTTGTGTTCCATCCAGGTGTAAATGGGCAGTTAAAGCGAGCTTGGTCGTGGCCTGCTCAACAAGTTATGAGCATCTTGGCATTGACCGGTGACAAGACCATGCGTATCAGTGATGATGGTGCTGCTAAGATCACTGTGGATTCGGGCATTGCTGTTTACAACTACATCTTACCAGCACAAAGCAAATGACTCGACCACTGACTCGCAGTAAATTTCACCAATTGGGACAAAGCAGAGTCATCGATGTTGACCCGGTGCTTTACGGTATTAGTCAATTGGTTTATGTAAATATTCCAAAAAATGCAAGCAGTTGGATATTACTACAGTTCAATCAAGGTAAAAATCGTGATGCTAAAAATATCAATTACTACAACATTGTTGATCTTACACAATGTCGATTTATTGTGATATTGCGTGATCCGCTGGATCGATGGATTTCGGGAATGGCTCAAATGATTTATACCGAGCCGGAGACTCTGGCCGACGTTAACAATAACATGCACATTGATACGTTTGATTGGGAACTTGTTATGGAAAAAATAGAATATGATAATCATACTCAAAAACAAGTTGATTTTATATATAGCATTCCACAAGATCAAATTGTATGGTTAAAGTTTGATGATCAGTTGAAAGACAATTTTATCAATCTCATGCTATCATATGGATGTGACGTTGAAAATAAATCCCAAAAAAATAAAGACAACATTACACGTAAAAATAGTGTAAAACATTCTGTAATAAAAAAAATCACGGATAAGTTAAATCAACACCCAGAATACCGTCAAAAAATAATCAACCATTATCACAAAGATTATGACTTGTTTAACACCGTCTCTTTTTACAAAAAACAATGACACAAGATAACTTAACTGCCAAGCAACTGGACTACGCTGTATTCCTTCCTGCTATCTCTGGCTTCTATGCCACATTCATAGGCAAGCAAAGAAACGAACAATATGTCGATCCAGCTAGATTTCCTCAAGGCCTTAGTGACATGGAGCAACTTAATTGGCTTAACTCTACCAAGGCACTTTTCCCTTACCGTTGGAGCCTATACTCTGGAGGGCATGCAAATCTCGACCTTGCAAAGCAAGATTGGTCCGAGGATATGGTCCGAAATAGAGAACCAGGAAGTTTCATTCTTGGTGACTCCGGTGGGTTCCAGATTGCAAAAGGTCTTTGGGAAGGTGATTGGAAAGCCAACTCGGGTTGTCCTAAGGCACAGAAGAAACGAGAACTCATTCTCAATTGGTTAGACAATGTATCTGATTACTGCATGACACTTGATATTCCAACTTGGGTCATCCATGATAAGAAAGCTTCAAAGGCCTGTCAGATTACCACATTGCAAGAAGCAGTAGATGCCACCAAGTTCAACAACGAATACTTCATGAAGCATCGCAAAGGTGTGAAGAATGGTGGCACCAAGATTCTAAATGTGTTGCAAGGCGACAATCATACCTCAGCTGACCAATGGTACGAAACCATGAAAGAATACTGCGATCCCGCAAAGTATCCAGACACACACTTTGATGGTTGGTCAATGGGTGGCCAGAACATGTGCGATGTTCACTTGGTACTCAAGCGTCTTGTGGCCTTGCGTTACGACAACTTGTTGCAAGAAGGTGTACATGACTGGATGCACTTCTTGGGTACCAGCAAACTGGAGTGGGCAGTATTGCTCACTGTTATTCAACGAGCTGTGAGAAAATATGTCAATCCTGCTTTTACTATTAGTTTTGACTGTGCCAGTCCATTTCTTGCTACAGCTAACGGTCAGGTATATTTCGAAAACGTGTTTCCATATGATGAAAAGTGGTCATATCGTATGGCACCTAGTGCAGATGACAAGAAGTATGCCACTGACACACGCAAGTGGAGCATTGGAGTAATGCAAGATGGTATCTATGATACCTGGCAAGAATCACCTATCAGTGACCTGCTCAAAATGAAAGACATTTGTATTTACAAGCCAGGTGATCTAAACAAGATTGGCAAAGAAGGCAAGACATCGTGGGATAGCTTCTCATATGCTTTGCTAATGGGTCACAATGTGTGGAT